CGTCGGCCACCGAGACCTCACGGATCGACGCGCCAGCAAGCGGCCTCACGAGCACGAACGCGGCGAGGCCGCCGTTCGGGACGATCATGTTCACGGCGGTGATCTCGCGGATGCCTCGGTCGCCCGAGACGAGCGGCAGGAAGAGCGTCCCACCTGCGGCCGTCCCCTGTTGCGACGTGCACACGGTGGCGATCGAGACGGCCGTGGTGGTGCACGAGATGACCGCGCTTGTGCGAGCCTCGCCGGTGTCGCTGACGTATTCGTACGTGAACGACCCGCCGCCTACGGTCGGGGTCACGGCCACCATCATCGCGCGCACGCCCACGCCATCCGCGTAGCGCGGGAGCGCGACCGGCGTCGAGAGCGCCTGCGCGTCGGTGGTGTCGAGGTCGACGAACGGGTAGTAGAGAAGGAAGTCGAGGAGCTTGTAGGCGCCGACGAGGCCCGCCGTAGGCGAGCACAACGCCAGGTCCTTCAGCATCTTCTGTGACGGGCTCTTGTCGTCGCCGTGGAAGATTCCACGGAACGCCTCGAGCGTGGCCCCGACGAGCGGCTCGGAGGCGTAGTAGTTCGGCAGTGGGTTGCCCGAGGCCATCGACAGGTCGACCCACTGGCCGGCGGTCGACGCCTGCGAGGGGATCTTGCGGAAATGGCTCGTGAGCGAGCGGCCGTCGATCTCGGCTTGCGCCACGTCGAAGCACCCGCGAAATGTCGCGCTCACTTGCGCCGGTCACCCTTCGGCGCGATGCCGCCGTCCTGCGAAACCTCGGCGCTCATGTGAGCGAGGACCGGCGCGGAGCACTGGCACGAGCGCACCACCGACCCGCGCACGACACCGGCCGGCTTGCCGCATGCGCTGCACGAGTAGCCGCTCACGTGATCCTCGAGACCAGCGCCGAGGCGGCGAACTGCGGCTGAATGCCAGAGCTCACGGCGCGCGACGCGGTAAGCGCGCCGTAGTGGATGATCGTGCCACCAGACCCCACGGATACGTGGGTGATGGTGTTGCTTCCGCCAGTGCATTCCGCGAACTGAATCAGCGCGAAGTTGCTGAGCTCACCACCGCTCGGGGCGCTCCACCCCGTGCCGGACCGCGAGACAGCCACGCGGGCGTAGCTAGTGAAGGTCGCTTCGTTGCTCGTCTGTGCAGACGACGCGGGGGCGGCCGTGTGAAGCGCGATGTCGAGCGTGGTCGCCGGTGAGGACCCGTCATCCTGCGCGATGTCTGCCCACGCCGCGGCGCGGTAGATGAGGCCGAGGATCGAGTTGGCCGAGGTGGTTGCGGTGCTCATGCTGGCCTCACGAAAGCGTGGTGGTGACGCCGACGAGATCGCCGGCCGTGTAGGCGAATGCCTTGGATAGAGTCGAGACGACCGACCCGGCCGCGTCGTGCTGCGTGGTGACGGTAGCGGTGAGGTTGCCATCCATGTACGTGAACAGCGTTTCGCGCACCTTCACCGTGTGCCCCGCCGTGGTCCACACGGTTGATCGCACTAGCGATCCGGCGGAGTACTCCAGCTCGGTGTCGCTCGTCTCGGCGAGGTTGTGCACTAGCGTGTCGCGCGCGTCGTGCGTGGTGTCCGACGCTGGGCCCTGAGGCGCCGCGCTGGCGAGCTCCACGCGCGCGGCCGTGACGTCGATCGTGATGGTCGTGGGCGGTGTGGCACCGAGCGCTACAAGCGTCGGCCCGCCCTGCACCACTCCAACCGGCATCGCGCCGGGCACGTCGAGCCGGACTTGCGCCCCAGGTGACGCGACCTCGGAGACCTCCGACGCAGGAGCCTCGATGGTGACGCGCGCTACAAGCGGCGTCACGGCTACGGCAACGGCACTCACCGAGCGGTCACCGGGTCAACCACGAGGACGGTCCACGACTCGGTAGCGTAGGAGTCGGCATCGGGCTCGGTGACCCTGATGTCGACCACGTAGTCACCCACGGCGATCGCCGAGGTGTCCGCGAGGTGCATCGTGAAGGTGCCTGGGCTGACGCCCTGGTCACCGAGCGTGCACGTCAGCGTGGCCGCCAGCGTCCCGCCTGAGGCGGCGCGCATCTCGCTCTCGAGGGTGTACCCCGTGAGGTTCACGAGCGCGCCGTCAGCGCGCCACGTGCCGGCCCAGCGGATGGTATCGCCCTGCTTGACGCGGATCGCCATTCAGCCCCGCGCGAGCCGGATAGGCGACCGGCGTTGATCGGTGGTCTTGTCGGTCGCGTTGTCGTCTGCCAGCGCGAGGCACGTGAGCTCCTGGTACCGAAGCCCGCGCTTCATCGATCGCTTGACGCTGCGGATCTGGACCGTGCCCATTTCGAGCGCGAGGAGCTTTCCAGGCGTCTCGGAGTTGAGGTTCACGAGGAGCTGATAGGTGGTCCCCGCGTCGCGCGCCGTGACGTACTCATCCGGCGTGGTGTCGTTCACCGGCAGCGAGATCGTGCACGTCACTTCACTCGACACGCGCACGCGCTCGGCGACGCCTTCGACGCCATTGAGCGAGTTGACCAGGCCGTACGTCACGGCGATGGACACCCCGATCTCATCGATGCTCGGGGCGACGCGGGTGCTTGCGCCGCTCGGGGCGAACACGCACGAGCTCGCGGTGAACGGCACCGGTAGCGAGCCAGTCAGCGAGTGAAGCAGCGCCGCCGCCGAGGCGGGGGTACCGGCCGCCGAGGCAGACGGCAGCCACTGCGCCACCTGCATCTTGCTCGCGGCCATCGCAAGCTGACCGTGCGTGAGCGTGAGCGTCAGATCGCCATGGCATCCGAGCAGGACGTACACGTCGCCGTTGCGGTTCTCGCCCTCGACGATCATCTGAAGCGAGGTGTTGGGCTTGTCGGTCTCGTAGAAGGTCTCGGAGTTGAGCACGATCGCGCCGGTGGCAGGCGTGAAGCTGAGCGCGCACGCGAGCGTCAGCGCATCGGTTGCGACCGTCTTGACCTTCGCGGGGTGGTAGGTCCCGAGCGTGGTGTTCTGCACCCAGATGATCTGCCCGGGGACGAAGCGCGATCCCTGCGTCGCGGTCACCGAGAACGTCGACGTGGTGGGAGCCGGTGCGCCGACGACGAGCGATCCGTTGCTCACGGTGCGCCCGCCCATCGTGGTCTTGAGGAGCTGCCCGAGGCCGTCGATCGTGGGGCTCGCCGAGGCCGCCGCGTTCAGCGTGATCCCGTGCGAGATGAGATGCCCGCTCCAGTCGTACGTGGTGTTTTTGAACCCGTGCTGATCCTTGGCCTGGTCGACGCGGTACGCGCGCGCGCGCTGGTCTGGCAGGCTCACGCGGTCGGGCGTAAACGCGGACTCCATCGATCGCAGGTCTAGGAAGTTCCCGAGCGTGCCGGTGCCGTCGATCCCAAAGGAACCGTTGGGCTCTTCCCAGAGCCGGACGCGCTGGAGGTTTGATCGTGCGGCCATGGTCTGGGCTCCTAGGTGGCGGGCTGCGCAAGCGTCAGCGTGCCGAGTAGCTGGTGGGTGACGCGGTAGATTCGCGGGCCATCTGGCCCGGCTTGGATGAGGTCAGGGCCGATCGATCGGTACTCGCCGGAGTTCGCGCCTCGGAGGCTCGCGCCGTCCAAGCCGACCTCGTTCCCTTCCGGGTCGAGTTCGAGCGATCCGGGGTAGGTCAGCGCGGCGAGCAGCCGCATGCCATCCGAGTCGACGCGGTCGATGTACTTCTTCGATTCGGTGCGGTGCGACTCGGAGCCGCTGTAGTAGTACGCGGCGATCGACACGGTGCACCTGATCCGGCGCTCGTCGGATCCCTCGTTCGTGCCGACCTCGCTGGTACGGTCGCGCACGGCGACCCACACCTGAGGGCGGTTCTTCAGGTCGGCTACGTTCAGCGCCTGCACGGTAGGACCGCGCGCCTCGGAGAACAGGAACTCCTGCGCAATGGCGCGGAACTTCCCCGTGGGCTGCGTGAGCGCGTGCACGACTGCCTTGCGCAGCGGCACGGTATCGAGAGGCCAGGTCACCGGTCGGCCTCCCGCGCGGCCTGGAGCTCGGCGCGGATCGCGTCCTTGATCGTCTCGGCGATCTCGGTCTTGAGGTCGGGCGGCAGGTCCACCGCATCGCCTCGGAGCGGCATGAACGGCCTCGCGGGGATGTCCTCGGTCCCGAACTGCTGGGCGGACGCGTACGCCGCCGCAGGTCCGCCAGCGGCTACGAAGGCACGAGTGACCCCTGGCTCGACGGCGGTTGGCTCGGCGAACACGGATCGGCGAAGCACGTCGTCACGCTGGAGGATCTTGCCGCTCTTGTTCTTCCGCGCGCGCTCGGTGATGGTCGCTGGCGCCAGCGGCTCCCACGCGTTGCCCCACGGATCGCCCTCGCGCTCAAAGCACGAGTCGACATGCTCGCGCAGCGCCTCGGCCACGGCAGGCATCGCATTCTCGCCGCCTCGCTGCGTCGCCGCCTTGAGCGCTTCGACGTCGATGGTGCTCACGAGCGTGAGGCGTAGCGGAGGAATCATCAGATCCCCGAGGTGTCGTCTGTGGTGGTGGAGTCGTACGCCACTCCGCGCTGGCCGTTCGTGGTGCCGCCGGCAGCGTAGGTCCCGATCGACTCGAACACCACGCCGGTTGACGCGTCGTCGCCGGTGAGTTCCTCGACGTCAGGGATGGTCCACGCGCCATCGCGCCCGAGTTCGCGCAGCGTCTCGTCGGCTAGCGCCTTGTGCGCCTTGGCTTCCTTGGCGTCCGGGTCGAGCCATCGGTAGAGAAACCACGCCGCCAGCTCGTCGGCGCAGTCGGCCACGATCCCCGGCGTGCTCGGGTCGGCCACGAAAGGCACCGGCCAACGCACGCCGAGGGCGGCATCGATGCGGTTGCATGCCGACTCGATCGCGCGAGCGAGCGTCGACGTGGTCCCGTCAGTGTCGGCGATGCCGTCGCCGTCTCGGTCGAGGAGCTCAAGCAGGCGCTCCGAACGCCCCGAGGCCATCGCCCGTAGACGGGCCTCGGTTGTGTACGGGTGCGCCATGGTCTCGCCTCCTCAGATCACGGCAGCCAGCAGCGCCGCCTTCATCTTGCTCACGCTCTGATCCTCGAGGGTGACCCCGAGTTCCGCGGCGAGAGCGTGCACCTCGGCGCGCTTGGTGAGCGCATCGAGCCGATCGGCCACGGTCGGCGCGGCAGGCGGAAGCGTGATCGCCTCACCCACCGGCGCCGACTCTGGCACGAGCACCAGGCCCTGCGATTCGAGATGCGCGCGCTCGGAGTCGCTCACCTCGAACCACTGGCCAGGCTGGAAGACGCCGCGGGCAGTGGCCACCGCGGACGTCTGCGTCGAGTACCTCACTCGGTCTCGACCTCGACGCACACCGCCACGTCGGAGGTGGTAGCCGTCCAGCCCGCGCCAGTCGTCACCGTGACGCCGAGCCGGTCGCTTGCGGCGATCGGGTAGGTGCCTGGGGTGAAGGTGGCGGAGCGGCCCAGCGTGGCGCCAGCGGTCACGGTGAGGATGCAGCCGGAGATGGCAGATCCGTTCTTGGTGACGGTGAAGACCGCATCGGTGCCAGCCGGCGCGACGGTAGCGGACAGGGTGATCCCCGTCACGGAACCGGCGCGCGGCGTCACGACCTCGTTCTGAGGCGCCGCAGTGGCGCCCACCTTGATCACGACGGCCGCCTGGTTGGCAGCCACGTTGTCCTGGACCCAAGGGCCCAGAGCCTGACGCCAGCCTTTCGCAAGGCCCTTCGTCAGCAGTCGAGAGCGATGAGGATTCGCCATGATTCAGGCTCCTTTCTTGCGGCTCAGAGAGCCGCTCAGACGCCCGTCACGATCGCGCCCATGTCATCCTGGATCGCCTGCACGTCGTCGCCGTGCTCGACCTGCACGTAGTCCGTGCCGCCGTAGCCCTCCTGCGCGACGTGGAACTTCCGCACGCGGAGGCCATCCGTGTGAATGAAGTTGACCGCGAAACCCTGCACGTCGGGGCCGCTGGTCTTCGGCACCGCCATGATGGCGAACACGTTGGTTCCCCACACGCGCGAGTAGCTGGCCGACTGGCCCTCGTTCGCGGTGTCGTAGGTGAGGCGCGAGACGCGGACCTCGTCGAGCTCGAAGAACTGCGCCAGCTCCGCGCGGCTCACCATGCCGGAGACCATGCCCTTCATGGCGAGGATCCGGGGGTGTTTGCGGAGGCTGTTGAAGACCTCGAGGCCGCAGCACGCAATCAGCTTGCTCCCCTGCGGGATGCTGGGGATCGTGGCGAGCGCGCTGTTGATGTTCGTGTCGGGGGTCCCGAGTGACTCGTCGGTCCACGCGTTGGCCGCGGCGATGCGGTTGGAGCTCGCGTAGTTCGTGTTCGTGGTGAGCAGCGACGCGTGCCGGATCTCCTTCGCGAGAAGGATCGCCTGCATCACGGTCTCCGTGGCCATCTCCTCGGGGGAGAGGGTCGCGTTCGCGTTCGCGATCGCGCTGTAGGGGACGTCGCCCTTGAGCGCGCGGCGATCGATGACGTACGTCCCGTCGCTGGTCGTGTACGCCACGAGGTTGGCCTCGGAGCGGTCACCGATGCGATCGTTCAGCGACTTGCTGACGTCGCGCCGGTTGCGCTTCTTGAACTTGCCGCCGAGGTCGGGGACCTTGACGTCGGGAATGGGGCTGATGAAATCGTCGTTCTTGTACGCGGTCGCGAACGACGTGAGGGGTCCATCGATATGGACCATGCTGCTGGATGCCATGGCGGTTGCTCCTGTTCAGGGTGTCGAGGGTGGTGGTTGACTCAGGCGCCCTGAGCGGTGCCGAGGGTGATGAGGACGGGGATGAGGTCGCCCGACACGGTGGAAGGCGCGCACGCCTGGCCGATGAGCGGGCGGAGTGTGCCGGCCGCGCCCGCGAGCTTCACGGCGACGCCAGAAGCGCCGGCCATCAGGTAGTCACCGGCCACGATGGCGGTGCCCGATCCGTCGACCTTGCAGAGCGAGGTGCCCGAGGTGGCCACCTCGACGTCGAGGTCAGCGGCGGTCGCGGTGTCCTGGAGGATGCCGAACACGGCCTCGCCGGATCCGCTCTGCTGGACCTTCTGCGGGTCCGAGGTCTTGAGCTTGACCAGCGTGTACGCGGTCGCGAACGCCGCATCGGATACCTTCGGGATGATGCCCTTGGGGTTGTGGAGACGAGTCGTCATGGTGGCTTTCCTTCTGTGCTTTGCCCGCGCTCGGGCGGAGTCTTGGTGCCTCGCAAGAGGCGGTGATCAGTTGTCGAAAAGCTCGGGGCGCTCGGCCCGCAGCTGCTTGGTGGCCATGCTCACGCGGACGTGAGGCGCGATGGTCGGGTCGCCCTTGCCGATCTCCGCGGCGCGCGCGTCGACGGCGCTGCGCACGTCGGAAGCGGTGACGCTGGCCGGCTCGGTGGTGCCGCCGGTCGCGGTGCGCATCACGCTCCCCACCGGAGGCGCGTCAAACACGGCCCACGCCGCGGCGTACGCCTCGGGGCTGTGGAGGTGCGCGTCGATCATCGCCTCGCGCGATGCACCGGCGAGACCTCGGGCGCGCTTCTTCGCGTCAGCGTCGACGGCCTCGGCCGCCTTGCTGCGCTTGTGCGCCTTGAGCACGGGGGCAAGCCCAACGAGCTCGTTGGTCATGCGCACGTTCTCGCTGCGTAGCGAGGCCATCTCGGAGCGGAGCGCCTCGAGCCCGGCACGCTCGCCAGCGCTGCGCGCCTCAGGCATCTCCTTCTCGTCGGGGGTCTTGCCGCCGTCGACGGGCGCGTCCTTCGCGGCCACGGTCTCAGCGGGAGCAGCCGCGAGAGCGCCCTTGATCTTCTCGCTCGCAGCAACGAGCGCGTCGAGGAGTGTGGCCGCATCGGCGTCAGGCGTGCCGAAGATGTCGGCCATCGTGGCGAGCGCCTTGGTGTGCCACGCCATCGCCTCTTCGGGCGCCATCTCGGCGCGGGTCGCCGATCGCGCTCCGGCGGGCTCTGTGGCGGGAGCTGGTGCGCCACCGGCGTTGATGGCCTCCGCCGCCACCTCGGCCTTCGCGGCCTCATCCAGCGCGTAGATCGCGTCGCGGAGCTTGCGCACGGCGTCATCGTCATCCGCGGAGATGGCGAAGAGCGCGAAGAGCTTGGCGAGTGCGTCGGCGCTTGCGCCACGGGTCGAGGGCTTGGTCATGATGGGAGCTCCTGAAACGCTGCTGCGCAGCGTCCTACCTGAGAGGGTCGATGTTCGGCGCCGTGGCGCGTTGGCTGGTTCCAGGCTGACGTCAGCCGGATCGTTGGTGAGCGCGTGCGACCGAAACACCATGCCGCGAGCCGCGCCGTTGGATGCGTCGATATGCGTCGCGTCGAAGTGAATCGAGCCGGTGGCCACGCGCCCAGCGTCGAGCTCGCGCGCGACAGTTGGTACAAGCTCGGACCACACGAGAAGCTCGTGCATCCCCGAGAGAGCGCGCGCGACGAGTGCATAGTGGGCCCACCCGTTCGCCGGGGTACCGCCGCCGGTGTACGCAGTGCCGTGCACATCGCTCGGGAGCATCCCCGGAGGCGTCGGCCCGCCGTCGATCGCGATGGGAGAGGGCCGCGCGTTGAGCGACATCGCCAGTTCGCGCAGCGACTCAGCGTCGAGCAGGGCGCCCTTCAGCGGCTCGCTGTCCTCGTCGCTTGCCGGCAGCCAGCGCCACTGGCCATTCAGCTCGCCGGTGTCCGGGTTCCGAAGGCGCGCGGTCTTGGTGGTGGCCACGCTCGGGAGCGCTGCGTCCAGTGCATCGGATAGACGCTCGTGCGTCGAGAGCACCGCGTCACCGTCGAGCACTAGCCATCCTTCGGCGGTCTGTTCGATGGCGTTCATGGGTGCACCTCAGAGGTCAGCGGACGAGAGCGGAGCGGGGGCGACTTCCCACCCTGGGTCTGGGTCGACGTTCGGGATTCGCGAATCGGTAACGGTGAGCCCGCGCGCTTCTACCTGGCGAGCGCTGAGGGTGACCATGGTACAGCGGCAGCGAAACCCGAGCGGCGGCGCGTAGTACGCGGCAACGTCCGAGCCTTGCGGGAACACGAGACCGTGTAGAGCTCGGTGGTTCGGTCGCACTCGAGAGTCACCGGCGCACCGGTACTGGAGGAACGGGCGGAGCTTGGCCACCGCGGGAGAGTTCATCGCTTCCCAGCGTCCCGCGCCGTACGCCGTCGCAACGTTCGTCCTGATGATCGTCTCGATGTAGTGCGGTGCTGCCGGGGTGATCCCGAGGGCCTGGGCCTCGACGCTCTCGGCGTTCCCGAGCACCGCGCGAATCTCTCGGAGGGTCATGCCTTGATCGAGCAGCCGGGCTAGCGATGCGCGGGCGAGCTCCTGGAGCCGCTCACTCGCGAGGCGCCGCGCAATGAAACCGCCTTCGCGGTACCTGTCTCGCAGCGCATCAAACTCGGCCTCGGTCATGAGGCCCTTCGATCGGAAGAACGCGACCGCTTCGTCAAACGGCATGTCGAGGAAGGCCGCCTCGTTCGCCCGCACACGCGGCGCGGGATCGTCAACGGCCTCGTGCTCTAGGACCCACAGTTGCCCGCCGAGTGCGGCTTGGAACGTGGACTGATACACCGCGTCGGACAGCGCCGGGTCGTTGCCGATCTCCTCGGCCCATGCGTCTACGGCGTCGATCGCGTCGGCACTGTCGCTAGCGGTGTCAAGCCACTCGCCGAGCGATGCGACCCACGCCGCTCCGTTGACGGCTAGACCAAGCTGTGTGCGCAGCGCTATCGACCCGGGGCGTCCAACGGCCTCGATCGCCGTGGTCCGCGCTGGCTCCTCCAAAGAATCTTCGTCGCCGA